TTGTTTTAGGTACTCAAGTTGCTGAACTTCCATTAATGGTTGAATATATGTTAACTCCTTACAGATTTTTAGAGTTATGATATTTGGAAAGCTAGATAGAAAATTAACTTTAATAAATCAGACATTTACTACTAATGCTTATGGTGAAAGAGTATCAGGTACTCCAACTAGTAGCATTACAATTTATGGTGATTTTAATTTTAAATCTGGTAAAACAAGTTACGAATCTGATGTATTTGTAAATGAACAATCAATAGAATGTTTAATAAGATATAGAACTGCAATAGGGTCAAGTCCTGACTTTTATATTAAAAATGGAGATACTTCTTATGCAATTACTGGAATAAGAGAGGTAGGGAGAAAGGATAAGATGATACTAACTTTAGAGCGAAAAGTTCTAAAAGATATATTCTCAAGCTAATGAATGTAGGTCTAACAATAGATAAAAAAGAGCTTGCTGAAATAGCTAGAAATTTAGAATCTTTAAATATGTCTGATTCTAAAAACAAAACTCTTTTAAGACAAGCAATGCGAAAAGCAGCAAAGCCTATCTTATCAGAATTAAAAAGTTTAGTTCCTAAAGATAGCGGACAATTAAGAAAGTCATTATCTATAATAAATGGAAAAAATAGAAAAGGAGTTGCTCCTAGTGTTTTTGTAGGGCCAAGAGTAAAAGGAGCTTTTGCTAATGAAAATAAGACTGGCTTTTATTTTTACTTTTTGGAGTATGGTTTTAGAGGTGTTGCTGGATTGAGAATGTTAGACCAAGCAGCAAGAAGTAAAGGATCACAAGCATTAAATGACGTAACAAATCAATTAAAAGGATTGATTGAAAAACGATTTAAGAAATAATGGAAGTAGGAAAAGCTATATATAATATTTTAAGTAATAACTCAGGAGTTGCTAATTTAGTAACTTTAGGAGGACAGATTAGAATATTTCCAGCAAGGTTTAAATTTGATGACCAGTCTGCTACATTACCTTTTATAGTTTACCAAGTTGTTAGCGACATTCCTAATATGACTAAAAACGGAGTATCTACTTATGATTATGTAAGCGTACAGATTACTTTAGTTCATTCTAATTATAGCGAACTAATGACTTTATCAGCTAATGTAAGAACTGCTTTAGATTATGTAAGTGGAACTTTTGCTGGTGTAGTAGTAGATAAAATATTTTTTGAAAATTCTGTTGAGTCATTTGATGATACAAGCGGAACAAATGGGCTTTATCAAATAGCTCACGATTACAGATTTAATATAAATAGATAGATATGTATAAAATTAAGTTAAAAAAAGATATTACTTTTAGAGGTGTCGATTATAAAAAAGGCGAATCTTACGAAGTAGGTATAAAAGAGTATAGAGTTTTAAAGTCTTTAAAAGCTCTTGATAATAAAAAAGAAAGCAAAAAAGAAGATATTAATAAATAAAAAATTTTAAACAATGGCAATTTTTAACGGAACAAATTTAATTTTAAAAGTTCAAGCTTCTCAAGGAGCAGCAACTGAATTTAAATTAATGCATTCACAAAACGTAAGTCTATCTTACAATGTTGATACTATCGACATTACAAACAAAGATTCAGGAGGTAACAGAACTCTTTTAGGAGGAACTAAAAGTTTTTCTTTAAGTGCTGATGGACTTATGGATTTTGTAAGTGCTGGAACAACAACAGACGTAGATGAGTTATTCTCTCAAGCTAGAGATAGAGTAGCAGTAACATTTACTTTTGCTCTAGCTACTCCAGCTGGATATACATACACTGGTAGTGGTTTTATTACTTCTCTAGAAGTATCTGGAGGTACTGAAGATGCTCCTACATACTCTGTATCTATTGAGGGTTCTGGAGACTTAACTCAGAATGCAGTATAAAGACTTTATCGTTGTCGAGGTTGGAGCTTATGCTCCTCCTCTTCAACTTTAATTAAATGTTAACGATAAAAAAAAACGATAAAAATGTACGAAATAGTTTTAATAAACGGAAAAGATTATCCAGTTAGATTTGGAATGAATGCTTTAAGAATGTTCTGTAAAGATACAGATAGAGCTTTAAGCGATTTAGATAAGTTAGGAGAGTCAATGAGTTTAGATGATGCTTGTTATTTGATTCTAAACGGAATTAAAGACGGATCAAGAGTAAGCGGACAAGAATGTTCTTTAACAGTTGAAAGTGTAGCAGACTTATTAGATGAAGATTTTGATGCTTTAAATAAAGTATTAGAAGTATTCTCTACACAATTTAGTGCTAAACTTGGAAACGAGGGAAACGTGAAAGCCGCAAAGAAGAAGAAAGCGGCAAAGAAATAGATTGGGACACATTAGAGTCTGTTGGTTATGGGCTTGGATTGTTACCAGATGAATTTTGGAATTTAACATTCCACGAATTTTTTTTAATTCAAAAAGGTCGTAATGACGTTATCGAATCAAAAGAAAAGAGGGAATGGGAAAGAGTACGATGGTTAGCTTGTTTAATGTTGCAACCGCATACTAAAAAAGGACAAAATTTAACTCCTCAGAAACTAGTTAAGTTTGAATGGGAAAAAGGAGATGAGATTAAAGATGTTGAGAAACAAAAAAAGCATGCTGAGTATATAGCTAAAAAATACGATTTAATAAATAAAAAAAATGGCTGAAAAGAATTTAAGCGTAAAACTATCTTTAAACGATAAACAATTTCAGAGCAGTTTAAAAAAAGCTACTAGGAGACTTAAAAAGTTTGGCTCAAGTATGAAAAGAACTGGTCAAACAATGACTAGAAGCTTAACTATGCCAGTAATAGCTTTTGGTGCAGTAGCAATTAAAGCTTTTGACGAGCAAATAAAAGCAGAAACAAAACTAAGAACTTCATTAAAAGGAAACGAAGAAGCTTATAAAAGTCTAAAAAAACAAGCTCAAGAACTACAAAAAGTAACTCTATTTGGAGATGAAGCTACAATGGAAGCTCAAGGCTTTCTAGCTCAACTAGGACTTAACGAAGCAGCTATAATACAACTTACTCCATTAATTCAAGACTTTGCAACTGCTCAGGGTGTTGGGTTAGGAGATGCAGCTAAACTAGTTGCTAAAAGTGTTGGCTCTAGTACAAACGCTTTAAGTCGTTACGGAATACAAATAGAAGGAGAAGTAGGAACAACTGAGAGATTAAATAGTGCAGTTAATGCTTTATCTACTGCTTTTGGTGGTCAAGCTGAAGCAATATCTAAAGAGGGATTAGGGCCATTAATTCAGATGAAGAATCGCTTAGGCGATATATTCGAAGAAATAGGAGAAAAATTAATTCCAATAGTAGTTAAATTAGGGGAAAAATTAATGGTATTCTTTAATGGCTTTAGCAATTTAGACTCCAAGACTCAAGAAATGATTATCGGAATAGCTTTATTAACTGCTACATTAGGCCCATTATTAATAGTTTTAGGTGGTATTGCTATTGCAATAGCTGGAATCTCTGCTCCAGTATTAGCAACTGTTGCAGCAGTTACGGCTTTAGCGGCTGCTATTGTATTTATTACTGATAACTGGGAAGCATTAAAAGAACGATTTAGCGATATTAGCTTTTGGAAAAATGCTCTAATTGATATGCTTATTTTTTTAGTTGAGTTTAATCCATTCTTTGCTATGCTTGAAGCCTATAATTTTCTAAGAGAAAAACTAGGGCAAGATCCATTAGATAATCCTTTTGATATTGTAACAGACGGATTAAAAAAGTTAAAAGTTGAAACTAAAGAATATGAAAACGAGTTTAATGACTTTGGAACATCAATAAAAAATACATTAAATAAAGTATTACCATTAATAGCTAAATTTAATAAGGGAATAGGATTAGGTTCTGGTGGAGGAGGTAAAGAAAAAGCTAACAATATTGATTTAGGTTTTTTAAATCCATTTAAAAAAGCATTTAGAGCTGTTCCAGAACAAGGATTTAGTTTATTAGCTAATATTTCACAAGAGCAGTTAGATAAAATTTCTCAAGCAGTAGCATTACATAAAAAGCTAATAAGTCAACAAGAAAGTTTAGCAGAATTAAATCAATCAATGACGTCTGCTTTTGCATCTTTTGGTCAAACAATGCAAGGAGTTTTTGCTCAAGCTTTACAAAGTTCTGATGGCTTTTTTAAAGCTATTGTAGATGGTGCTAAACAAGCATTTAAAGCATTGGTTGCTCAACTTATAGCTATGATAGCAATGAAAGCTATTTTATCCGCTATTGGCTTTGGAAGTTTAGATTTAGCCGCAGAAGCTGGAGCATCTGGTTTATTAAAAATGATAGGCCTAGCTGATGGAGGACTAGCAACTGGTCCGACTGTTGCAATGGTTGGAGAGGGAAGAGGAACAACAATGTCAAATCCTGAAGTAATAGCTCCATTAGACAAACTTAAATCAATGATTGGAGATAGTGGAGGTGGCAATGTTCAAGTATTCGGAACGATAAAAGGATCAGATATTTTATTAAGTAGTGATAGAGCTAAAAATAACAGAAACAGAACAAGAGGTTACTAATGGCAAGAGAGAAAAAATTTGAATTAAGCTTTTCAAGTGATAGCAGTGTTTTTTATCGTTTAGAGATTTACGATAATGAAGCTACTAATAATACTTTACATACTCCAGTTTTAAGCTCTAGAGGTTTTGACTTAACTTATCAAACAGATGATGAGGATAGATTTACGGGATTAATTCCAAGCGAGTTAGTATTTGATATGCTAATTACCTCAAACGCTCAACAATCGCTTATAAACGATATAAAAGCTAGTGTATATGGTAGATGGCAAATAGGAGTTTATCGTTCAGATGATGATTCAACATATACTTTGTTCTGGTGCGGTAACTTATTAAATGATATTTCGCCAGAGCAAGACGTAGCATATCCAAGAGAGTTTAGTTTAACCGCAGTTTGTGGATTATCTCCATTAAAAGATATTAAATTTAATCAGGGAGTTGGCTATACTACTCCATCCTCTTTTCCTGTTTTACAATACTTTAGAAACGCTTTTACTTTACAAATAAACACTGATACTTTTTTTAGTGGCTCTAGTCCGTTTGGAAAATTTATGAGAACTTTCGTTGATTGGACTACTGATACTATGACTCATCAAGCCGATAGAGATCCATTAGTTTTCTCTCGTTTCAATTTTATGGCTTTTGTAGAGTTAGGTAATGATGGAGTAAAAGAATATGCTACTACATTTGATTTGTTAGATTCTATTTGTAAGACTTTTGGAATGCGAGTTTTCTTTTCTAATGGCTCTTGGGTATTTGTTCAAGTTAATTATTATGATAATTGGACAACTGGTAATACACATTTTTTTAGAACTTATAATATCGGTAATGATGCAAGCGGAGCTCCAGATTCTTCAGGCTCTACATCGGCAGTAGTACAAGAGGGAACAAATTATAAAAGATTAGGAGGTGCAGACTTTGATTATCTAGCAGTATTAAAAGATGTAAGAGCTAACTTTGATAGGCTACAAACTTTTAATTTACCTTTTTTATCTTATATTAATAATAGTGATACTGGTACTACATTTACACCTAATTTTAATGAGATTTCTTTATGGAATGGATATAGATATAATAATTTAACTTTTAGTGGTACTGGTTACGATATTAATAATAGTAAGACTGATAAATATGTAGCTGATTTAGGACCTATTGTTGCTACAACTAACTCAACATTAAGATTTAATAGAGACTTTAAGATTCAGGCTTTAGATACTTTTGAGCCAATTAGTGGAAATGGTAATATATTACAAGTAAAATTACAATTAAAATTTAAACTAGTTGGAGCAAGTGATACTAAATACGCTTTTATAAGAAATAGTACAGAAGCTTGGCACGATATAGACGTAGACTTTGCTAATTCTTTAACTTTTAATTCATTAGTTTTAAACGCTAATAATTTAAATAGTAATTTTACTTTTAATATAAATTGTGAAACTTTAACCATTCCTTTTGATGGTAATTTGTTTCTTGAAGGATACGCAGCTATCTATTATAATACTTTTGATACTGGTTGGTTGTATCAAGGAGCTATAGAAGTAGCAGAGGGAACAACGGACTCGGATCACATTTTGCTTTTTTCTCCTCCAGTATATAATCAACAAGGAGGGGTTCAGTATTTAGTAGATGGTGAGCTTTCTAATGTAGAAATTTATAGAGCTACTAATGCTCCTGGAGGTACTGCTATTTCTACTGGTGTAACTTATGAAGTGCCAGATTTATTAGTAGGTAGTTCTCCAAATGGTATAGGAAGAATAGAAGTTTACAATTTTACCACATCAGCTTGGGAGTCATTTAATACTACTTGGAAAGCTTTTAACGCTGGAACTGGTACAAGGATAACGCAATTATTAGTAGAGCAAATATTAAAAGGTCAAAACGTAGGAGCTAGGACTTTTAACGGAGCAATAAAAATAACTGATAAATCTTTATTACCTTATTTCTTTGGAATTGTAATAGATGGCTCTTCATTTGTTCCGTATCAATGTACTTTTAATGCTCAACAAGATACTTGGAGCGGTGAATGGTATGAAATTAATCTAGATAGTACAGGGCAAACTATATCAGTTGGAATAGATACTGGTTTAGAAGTTGTTAATGAAGTTGGTAATGTAAGTTTATAATTATGAGTTCAATTACAAATTATTTAAGAGCACAAGCGATTGCAGTTGTAGCAGAGCAGCCAACAAGTGCAACTATTAGTTTTCTAACTGTTATTCCAGGAACATTAAATAATGTTCTTTTGTTTAGCGGTGATAAAGTTTTAGTTGTTTGTTCTACAACTGGTAACTCTTACGAATTAACTTTAGATACTAATTTTACCTTCAAAACAAATAGGCTGCAATTTACATCTATTACTCTAGAGGAGGTTATTCCTTTAGGTTCTTACATTGTTTTAAGTAAAGATTATAAATGGAATAGTTTATTTAGAAAAAACTCATTAAATCATTTACATTTATTTTTTACTGGCACTACTAGTGCGAATGATTTTTTAATGACATTCACACAGTTTAATTTTAATATAAATGCTGGAGCAGTTTTATCGACTGGAGACTCAAAGAATAATAATTTTGGTGCAAGGTTTGGCTTTTTTAATTCTCCTCATAACGGATGCCAAGTAGAGAGAATAAACTATAAATTTGCAACTGATGCTGGAGTTGGAGAGAATTTTGTTTTTAGCTTATGGAAAAAACCAGTTACAGAAAACGGAACAACTGCAACTCAATTAACTTTAATAGATAGTTTTGCAATGACTAGCCAAAATAATTTCTCCTATGTTTTTAGCGGTAGTATTACACCAAGTGCAGCAGCTGGAGCTTTAAATGCTAACGAAGTAATTATTCCAAGCATAAAAAAAGAAGGTACAAAAGTATCAGGAACTAAAATGTATGGAGATATTGAAATACTAACATCATTTGATCCTAGAACAAGCGTAATTTAAAAACAATGAAACAATTTATAAAAGAAAATTTAGACGTATTTAGTATTAATACAATTACAATAGGTTTTAGTTTAACTCATGTTCATACAATTTTACAGATTATAGCTTTAGTTGTAGGCATATTTTACACAATAGATAAAATTATTTACTTTAGAAAGAATAAAAAATGAGTAAAGATAATTATACAGATTCAACTTTAATTAATAAATATAAAGATTTAGTTAAAAAGCCTAGTTCAGACTTGCCTAAAGTAAGCGTAGCAAATGAAGAGAAAAGAACTAGAGCTGATTTATTAGATATATTAGAAGAGTTATTTGATTCAGAAAATGCTTTAGAAGATGGAATTATAGAAGAACAGTTACCAATAGATACAGAAAGCTTTAGAGCTATGATGCACATTCTTATTAAAAGTGCATCAAACACGTCAGACGATAGTATAGGATTAACTACTGCTCAAGAAACTGCTATTACTAATAATACAAATAAAGTATCTCAGGGATTATCTACTGCTAATCATGCGTTAGACTTTAGCGTTGTTAATTCTAGAGGTTCTTATTCATTAGTTTTTACTATTGTAGATAGTTCAGGAAGAAATCCAATAACTAAAACTGCAACATTAGCTTTACGATAATATGAAATATTTTAAGATAGAAGAGTTTACTTGTGATGGTGCAATTTGTTACGACAAAATGAATCCAAGACTTTTAAAGATGTTGGACCAAGCAAGAGAGAAAGCTAATACTCCATTTAAAATTACTAGCTCCTGGAGGAGTCAAGAAAAAAATAACTCTCTTAAAAATAGCTCTAAAAATAGCAGCCATTTAAAAGGTAAAGCAGTAGACATAGCTTGTAGCAATGGATTAAAAAGGTTAAAGATATTCTCAGCTTTAATTACTATTGGTTTTACTAGAATTGGAGTTAGTGATTCTTTTCTTCATGCTGACATAGACGATAGTAAAAATGATTCTATATGGACTTATTAAGCGGTTTATTTAGTGGGTTGTTTAAGTCAGCTGAGGGTATTTTAGATACTACTATTACCAACAAAGAAGAACTCCAGCAAGTTAAAAACGAGCTACAAAAGATAGTAAACGAAGCAGAGAAAAACGCATCTAATCAAGTTACTGATAGATGGAAGTCCGATAATTTAAGCGATAATAAACTTAGTAAAAATATAAGGCCAATGTCCTTAATATTTGTAACAGTTGTTTTTGTTATAATATCCTTTATGGATGGTAATTTAGGAGAGTTTAATCTAAATGAGTCTTACATACCAGTCTATCAGACTCTATTACTTTCTATTTATGGTGCTTACTTTGTTGGAAGAACTATAACTAAGATTAAAAAATGAAAGGAGAAAAACGATATAGATTAAAAGAGGATGAATGGAATTTAATAGATGAATATAGAACAGACAAAAAAGCTAAAAGTTTATTAGCTGATGAATGTAATGAAGTTGGAATAGATGTTAATTCTGTTTCTCATTATTGGTATAAAAGTAAAAAGTTCTCAATTTTTGCAAAGCCAAACGAATATACAAGAGATGAATTTTTAAAGTCTATTGAAGATTTAATATCTAATTATTCTCCATCATATCCTCAAATAGATTATCCAAAAAGAGAAGATGGCCATTTATTAATCATTAATCCAGCTGACGTTCATATAGGTAAGTTTGCCGACTCTTTAGAGACTGGAGAGGACTACAATATAGAAATAGCAAAAGAACGTGTTAAAGAGGGTGTAAAGGGTATTTTAAGAAATGCTGAATCATTTAATATAGAGCGTATTTTATTTTGTATAGGGAATGATATTTTACACACAGATAATACAATGGGAAGCACAACAAGACTAACTCCTCAAGATACAGACGGAAAATGGTTTAGACATTTTACAGAAGCTTTAGAGCTTTATGTTGAGATTGTAGAGATGTTAATTCAAATTGCTCCAGTCGATTGTATTCATTCAATGAGCAATCATGATTATATGAGTGGATTCCATTTAGCACACGCTCTTAAAAGCTGGTATAGAAATACAGATAGCGTTTATGTAGACGCTGATCCTAAGCATAGAAAGTATTATAGTTGGAAAAATAGCTTAATAGGATTGACACACGGAGACGGAGCTAAATTAAATAATTTACCTTTACACATGGCACAAGAAGAGCCTAAAAAATGGGCTGAAACAAAGTATCGATATTGGTATTTACACCATTTACACCATAAACAAAGATATAAGTTTATAAGTAGTTTTGATAATATAGGAGTAACAGTTGAGTTCTTACGCTCTCCAAGTGGCTCTGATTCCTGGCATTATAAAAAAGGCTATACTGGTAGCATTAAAGCAGTAGAGGGCTTTATTCATAATAAATATGGACAGATTGCACATTTAACACACATATTTTAATATATTTGCTTATTAATTTAATCATTTGTGTTTAGTTTCTAAGGAGTCTATTTTAAGTAATAGGCTCTTTTTTTGTCTTAAAACTAAATAATCTTAATTATTTTTAACTTTTTTATATAATTATTTTAACCTAGTAAAGTTAATTTAATTACTTTTATTTGTGATTTTATTGTTAAAAACTTTGCACATAAAGAAATATTGTTTAATTTAGCAAAGAATTTAAAACTAATATTAACTAGTATTAAAAAGGGAAAAGGAAAAGCCAAAGCATTAGGCAATAGTTAAAGACCTATGTAAGAATCTAAAGTGCTTTTCTCTTTTTAATATCTAACACTAAATTAAGATGTCTGCAAAAGAGAAAAAAAGAGAGGTAACTAATAACCTAGATGCGTTAAGCTATTGGCTTAATAATTCGAATTTTATTTATGACTATGAAGATTTTAAAGAATTATTAGAAGAGATTGATTCTTCTTATAAACACTTTTTATTTGAAGTTAAAAAATCAGAGCAATTAAAAGAACTTAAAAACACTAAATTATAAATTATGACTAGTAATGAATTATTAATTATGCAATCAATAGCAGAGTTTAGAAAGTACAAAGAGCTTGAGATTAACAAGTCTAAACAAGAAGAAAGCAGAAAAGACTCTAATATGGCTTTTTATCATAAAGGTAAAGCTGATGGCTTAGAGCTTTTAATTCAAAGATTATTATTTATTCAAAATACAAAATAATGGAAAGAGAAGAAACTGCATTAGAATTAATCATCGGAGTCATATTAGTATTTTCTCCAATTATATTATTATTTATTTAAATTATTTAAAATGAAAAAATTAGTTAAATCACTAAAACAAGATGGCTCTTTCGAGTCGCAATGGGGAACATTTTTTAAGCACATTATTGAGTTTGAGGATGGAATGATTGCAGAGTATTTAAGCAAGACAGAAACGCAAAACAAGTTTATTGTAGGCAAAGAAACAGAAGTAGATATTACAAGCAGAGAGTACAATGGTAAAACTATTAATAAGGTTAAACCAGTATCTCCTGATTTTAAACCATCTAACAACTACTCTAACAATCAATCTAACAATAGCAATGTACAAGAGTTAATAGTTAAACAGAATGCTCTTACAAATGCTTGTAATATAGTTGGAGAGTCAGACATAGCTAAGATTCTTGATATTGCAGATGCTTTTAAAGAATGGGTATTAAATGACGTTAAACCATCTAAAACTAAAAGTAATGACTTACCTTTTTAATAAAACAAAAAGAAAAGCTGATTTAGACTTTCCTGGATCTTATTGTTTTGAGAGTGGTTTCCACAATGTAAGCTTATTTTCACTAAGTAAAAAAGCAACAGAAATAATAGACAGAAAAACTCATTTAGAGGTTATTGTCGCTGATTGGTATTTAGAGCCTAAAGAGGATGAGACAATAAATAGAAAAGCTAAGGAATGCGCAAGGCTTGAGGAATTTTATAAATTATCAATAGAAATTTTAAAAAAAAGTAATTAAATGGATGAATTAAATGAATTATTAAAAGACAGAAATAATGTTACATCTATTATAAATGCGACTTGTTTAATTAATAATATATCTAAAAAGGATTTTAAAAATAAATCAAGAGAAAGATACTTAATTGACGCTAGAAGAATGGCCTTTGCAGTTAGTAAAGATTTATTAGGCTTTGGATGGTCTAGAATTGGGAGAGAATTTAATTTACATCATGCTTCTATAATTCATCACTATAAGCAACATCAATCTTTTTTAAGTATGGATAGATTTTATGCTGAAAAATATGAAGCTATTATTGAGTTAGTTAAATTTAAGATTGGTTATGTTGACGCAAGCGATATAATTAAAGAGATAAAACTAAGAAGAGAAGAAGATGTATTAAGACAACATGATATTAAAAATAAAATTAATAATTTATAAGTTATGACACAAAAAGAGCAAGTATTAAATCATTTAAAAACATACGGATCACTTACTAGCTGGGAGGCTATTATGGATTATGGAATAACTCGATTAAGCCATCATATTTACTGCTTAAGAAATGAGGGTATTATTATACCAGATGAAAGAGTTCAAGTAGAAACTAGACTTGGAAGAAAAACAATAATTTCTAAATATAGTTTAAGAAATGAAGTTAATTAGAGTTAAAAAAGACAATAATTTTACTACTATAAATAACGAGTTTATCTTTAATAAGAATTTAAGCTTAAAAGCTAAAGGTTTATTATGTCATATTTTAGCTTTACCTAATGATTGGACTCTTTATGTAGAGGAGGTTGGAAACTGGCATAAAGACGGCAAGGATGCTATTTATTCAGCTTTTAAAGAACTTTCTATTAATGGATATATGCAAAGAGAGCAAATAAGACAAAATGGTAAATTTAAGGGATATGATTACATAGTATTTGAAAAACCGAATATGGATAAACCGGAAACGGAAAAACCGGAAACGGAAAAACCGAATACGGAAAACCCGCAACTACTAAATACTAATAATACTAAAGACTTAATTAAACTAAATACTAATAATAGTAAAACAGAGGGGATTGAATATCCATTTGAGTTAAATGTTGAAGCTTGGCAAAGCTGGAAAGAGTTTAGAAAAAAAGAATATAGAAAGTCTTATAAAGATTTAGGAGAAAAAGCAGCGATTAAAAAACTACTTAAACTAACTCAATCTAAAGAAGAACAAGCTTTGATTCTGGAGCAATCAATGGCGAATGGATGGATTGGAATATTTGCTCTTAAAAGCGAGAAAGTAAGCAAAGCGCAAGCAATACTTACGGAATATGAAAAAGGAATTAATTTAATTAATAATCAATTTGATGACTAAAAAAGATACAATAGATTTAAATTTATTAATAGCTACTTTTAGATGTTTTAATGAGCAGCTTTATAATTTAAAAGGATCTCACGCTGGAATAGTAAAAATGAAGTTTAATAGACTTTTAAAGGTATCTAGTCAATATGAAAAGGAAATAGTTAAATGGACTGACGGAAGCGAAGAGCTGGAGCAAGTTTATGATGAGTTAATGGATATAATAATAGAGGTAAAAAGACAGTCTAATGAATAAGGTAGTAAAAAAAATGTTTGAACTTGCTGAAAATGATAAGTTTAGAAAGTCAAGAGGAGTAAAATGGGATATGTATTTTCTTTATATGGGTTATCCATTCTCAAGAAATAGTGGTAACAAAAAGAAAAAAAAATAATGAAAGATAAAACTAAACAATAATGAAGGACAAAAGTAATCAAATCTGGTATTTATATAAAACTAATGAAAAGCAGTTAGTAATAGATTGCTTTGATATACTAAATGATTTTTATATACATCTGGGCCATAAATCAGAAGCTTTAATAGTAAATAAATTAAATAAAGTATTTGTTGAAGATTTAACTACAAGATATTCAACTATGGAACTTGAAGAAGTTAGATTTGCAATCAATAAAGGTATTAAAGATAATGATCCTCCAATATTTGTTAATGTTCCAACTTGGAATAAATTTATTAGAGATTTTAAAAGCTCGGAACAACTTAAACGACAAACGAATCAAATAGAAGAGTTCAGCATCTACAAGAAAAGACTGGAAACAATGGGAAAGCAGCTACAAAATAGAGAGGTAAAAAAGATAGGATAATGAAGATATTAAATTTATACGCTTGTTTAGGTGGTAATCGTTACAAGTGGGGAGATAAACACGAAATTACAGCAGTAGAGTTAGATGAAGAACTAGCTAAATTATATCAAGAGAGGTTTCCAAATGATACAGTAATAGTTGCAGATGCACATAAATACTTATTAGACCATTATCAAGAATTTGATTTTATTTGGACTTCTCCTCCTTGTCCTACTCATTCTAGGGCTAGATTTGCTAGAAGAAATACAACAGAAGCAGTTTATCCAAATTTAAAATTATACGAAGAAATAATATTTTTAAGTAAATGGTTTAAAGGTAAATATGTTGTAGAAAATGTTATACCTTATTATGAGCCATTAATAGTAGCAAAAAAAAGAGGCAGACATTTATACTGGACTAACTTTAATTTACCTAATAATTTAAATGAAAGAAAAACTTCAATAATGGAGGGAAAAGATGAAGTTACAAAATGGTGTAAGTTTCACGATTACGATTTTAGAAAGTATAAAGGTAAACAAAGAATAGACAAAGTAGCTAGGAATTTAGTAGACTATGAAGCTGGTAAAACTATACTAGATACTGCTATGGGCATTATACAAAAGCAAGATATTAATCAAACAGAACTATTTTAATGTCAACAATAAGTAAACTTAAAAAGAAGCTTGATAAAATATTTAGCGAGTATATAAGGCTAAGAGATTCTGATTATAAAGGGAATTGTAAATGTATTAGTTGTGGTAAAGAAGCTCAAGCTTTTGGAGGATCAACTCACGCGGGCCATCTTTTTAGTAGACGTTATCTATCAATAAGATTTGATGAAAAAAACGTAAACGCACAATGTAGTTACTGCAATACCTTTTTAAATGGAAATCAAATTAAAGCAGCTAGAGGTGTAGATAATAAATGGGGAAAGGGTACAGTTAATGAGTTAGAGTCTAGAATGCACATAACAACTAAATTAAATAGAGTAGACTATGAGGAAGCAATCGAAATTTACAAGCAAAAGATTCGAGAACTTAATTAACAATACAATCTTAATAAGTCTAATAGAGCAAGGTTTAGAGATTGAATTTATTTTATATATTAGCGAACAATGAAGAAATCAGTAATTATAGAAGCTGGAATAAATAAAGTCAGCACGTTAGCAGATGGTACGATAAGTATTAATTTACATTGTCAAGAGATGCCAGACGAGACAATGATGAGAGTTTTTAGCTTAAGAAAACGCCCTGGAATGGTTTTAATATCTTCTGATGAGATAAGTCAAGCAGAACAAGAAGAGGTTGAGCAATTTACAACTGACTTTGAGATAGGTAAAACAAAGACTTCTAGCCAAAGATTGAGAGCGGTATTGTATAGGGTATGGGAACAAGGAGAGCAAGCTTATGATTTCCCTATATGGAGGGAAGCGCAAATGGAGAGGATAATTAATAAGTATAAAGCTAATCTTGATTAAGTCTACTAAACATCAAGAGATATGGATCAGAACGGAGAACGGACTTAAATTAGATATGCCAAAAATTATTAAAACAGATATAGGTTTCCAGTTAATGTATGGAGAAAGAGAATGTTTTAGAGCTGAAAAGAAAAAAGAATATAAAAACAATAACAACTATAAACCAAGAACTTTTAACAATGTTAAGCATTATAAAGACCATCTTTAATATACTAATATCATTAATAATATTATTTAGTGTTTTGCCGATTATGGTAATTGTATTTATACATTATTTTATTAAAGGGTTTATAAACGAACATAATTTATATTATGAAGATAATAGCAAGCGTAAGCGTTGAGATAATAGTAAGTGATACAGAACTACTAGACGAAGCTCAAGCAAGGGCAATAGATACTTTAATTGATTCTGTTGATGAATGGATTAATGATAATGGATTACCTCCAATAATTAAAATAGAGTATTCATTACCAGGAATAACAGAGGACGATAATATGTTTTTAAACTAATGCCTAATTTACCAAAGGGAAAGAAAAAGAAATGGATTGCAAGCTCTAACGCTAAGACTAAAACAAGTAATAAGAGTACAACAATCAATGCAGACTTTTATAATAGTAGAGCCTGGAGGAACTTACGCAAGTATCACATACAACAATATCCAGTATGTAAGTGGTGTAAAGAAGAGGGAAAGCTAACAATAGAAAAGTTAATAGTGGATCACATAATAGAGATAAACGATGGAGGAGATATGTTAAATCAAGATAATTTACAGACTCTTTGTTTATCACATCATAACCAGAAAACAATCTGGAACAAAAGAAAACGAAATAAGGGGGATTAGCTCAGCTGGCTAGAGCACTTCCCTTGCACGGAAGAGGTCATCGGTTCGACTCCGATATTCTCCACTAAATAAAAGAGAAATGGTTTATAAATGCGAATGTAAAGAGTTTGAGATAGATAAAGCTACAATAGTTATAATAGATGACAAAGTATTAATACTAGAGTCTTATTGTGAGGATTGTAATACTTATGGTAAAGAAGTAAAAGAGTTTGATGGATGGGGAAAGATAACAAGTAAAAAAGGTGGTAAGGTATGAAATACTTATATATAGTTATATTATTAATGATGTCTGGATATATATTATTAAATCTGTATTTTGATTGGAGGATGGAGCAATGGGTAAAGCGTTATAAGAAACAAATTAATAAAGATGATGAATTGGAGTAGCAAAAAGAAAAAGTATTATAAAATAAAAAGCTTTAAGATTAAACTTAAAAAACTATTAACTAATATCTTATTTTGGTATGGCTGGGAAGTTAAAGAGATTGCAAAGCTTTTATCTTTAAGTCGGTCAAGAATATACGAATATTTAAAAAAATAAAATGAAAGAAGTAACAACATTAGTAGAGTCAGCTTATAAACTAATAGATAAGCAGAACAAACTTATAAAGGACCAACAACAACTAATAAATAAATTTAATCTTTTATTTACTGGTTTAGAGTTGAGAAATGAATTACAATTAAAACAGATTACAGATTTACAAAAGGAATGTATATCTATAACCAATGAGTATATAGATAAAACTATTAAGGGGGGGGTATAAAAAGTATAAAGGGAATCTCTGTACAT